CCCAACCAAGGGTCATCTAAACGACGCAGGTTGGGATTTGTATTCTTTTGAAACTGTGAGCATCCCATCAGATGCAACTGTATTAGTCTCCACGGGTATAGCTGTTGCAATACCAAAAGGCTATGCTGGATTAATATGGGATAGATCCTCTTTGGGTGTAAAAGGTATTCATAGACATGCTGGTGTTATAGACTCTGAGTATAGAGGTGAAGTAAAAGTTTGTTTGCATAACACCACTCAAGAGACGTATCATATAGAGAAGGGGGATAGAATAGCCCAACTCTTAATACAAGAAGTCCCAACCTTTATACAACATGTTGTAAAAGAATTAGATTCCACCGAAAGAGGTGATGGAGGGTTTGGCTCTACAGGCAAATAAATATGGCAAGAAGAAAAAAGACTGAAACAGGTCGTACAGCTAGAAGAAAAACACTAAAACCAAAAACTAAAAACCAAGAAGAATACATCAAGACTATAGAAAAAAATGATGTAACTTTTTGTACAGGGCCAGCGGGTACTGGCAAAACAGCAGTTGCTGTTGGAATAGCTTGTGATTATTTACTAGATAAGAGAGTAGAAAAGCTAGTAGTTACCAGACCGGTTATTGAGTCAGGAAGAGGTTTAGGCTTCTTGCCCGGAACTTTTGAAGAAAAAATCCATCCATATCTAGTACCCGTGCTAGAAGAGATGGAGTTTAGATTGAACACAAACAGAGTCCAAGCGTACAGAGATGAAGGTAAAATTGAAGTAGTGCCTTTAGAATATATGAGAGGCAGAAACTTTCATAACTGCTTTGTTATCTTGGACGAAGCTCAAAATGCAACTTTTGAACAACTCAAAATGTTCGTCACTAGAATAGGTTGGGATTCTAAAGCTGTAATTAACGGCGACATAGATCAAACAGACCTTGTTAAAAAAGATCAAGGAGGACTCGAAGAGTTCTTAGATCGACTGTCTGATGTAGATGGCGTTGGTATATCTGAGCTTACAGAAGATGACATTGTTAGAAATGAAATAATCTCAAGAATTCTTAACGCTCTTTACGACTGATGCCAACATACGATTACCTATGCAACGACTGCGGATGTGAATTTGAGCAGTTTCATAAATTCGGAGAAACTCCAGACCCCTGTGAGTGCGGAAGTTCTAATATAAAAATAGTAATCAATCAGCCTCCCATCGGCTTTGTAAAGGGAGAAGCCAAAACTCTTGGGCAGCTTGCCGAGAGAAATACAAAAAAGATGGGACGTTACGAGCTTGATGACAAAAGAGCTTACCAAAATGCAGAGAAGAAAGAAAAGAAAAAAGATTGGTGGGAGAAATCTGGTAGCGCCACAAAATCTGAAATTAATAAGATGAGCAAAACGCAAAAGGCTAAATACATAAGAGATGGCAAAAAATGAAAGAATTTAAGGAGTATGTAAAGCAGTCTAAAGCTGAGTTTATCCTTGTAAAATGCGCTGACTGCGACAGGCCGCTAATGAATTTTCTTAAAACCGCAGAAACGGAAGATGTCCATTTTGTAAAAGTTCATTGCGTAAATAAAAAATGCACTCCAGACGATACCAGAGGCGAAAGTTGGGTTCACGAACTCACAGGAAAGTATGCTTACTCGCCAATAAAAGAACGAGATTACATCCACGAAATGTCTATGAACGAAGATGACATCATGGAAATTCATTTAAGAAAGAAGAAACAATGAATTTTGAGCTTGAACCACTTCCAGATCCAGAGTACATTTTCTATGGGCCGGATTTAGAGAAAGAGTATTCACGGGATACAGCTTTTGCTTACGTGGCAGAAGTTAATGACAAAAAAACCTATCACGTAAAGTTTTTTAGAGGTAGACTACTAGATCCTTTTGGGATTGATGCTTCTAAATCTCAAGACATGTTCGCTGAGTACAAGAAGGTCGCAAAGAACACTTTTAAGTTCTATGTTGACTATCTTAAAACCAGACGAAGGAACAATCTAACTTGGGCAGAACGGAGCCATATTGATGTCTAAAAGAAAAACAGGAAAGCTGACGAAGATAGAAAAGTTTTATATTGACAACAATTCTGACATGACTGTCGAAGATATAGCTAAAGACTTGAATAGAACGGAAAACGCTATTAAAAAGCATATTGGCGAATCTGCCGACACTGGACATGTAGACACAGCTCGTGAAGAAGGTTCGACGGTTGGAGACCTTATGGGTCACAAAGAAGGTCGTGGAGTAACAATTATGACACAGGCCGCTTCTGAGATGGCTGACGAAACCAGACCTGTCAGAGTTCAAAATGCAAAGAGATATAGTGATGCAATTCATATAATCAAAGATAAGTAATATGGACATATCTGATATACCAGATCGTGAATACAATTTAGCAAAGCAAAGCGTAGCAAAGCAGTTAGATTCTTATGTAAATCAATATGGCGACCAAAACCCAATGTGGGTAGTCAAGCTTTCTAACGGCGAGACTGTTTACCAAGATGACGATAGGCCAGAAAGAGAACCTCAAAGCGCTTGGGCTAGACTTAAAATATACTGTGAAGAAAATGGTATTCACATTACAAATATGAAAATAAAAAACAGATCCAACGTGCAAGATGTTGGGTCTGATTTTGATGGCTACTTCTTCTGCAAATGTGCAGGAGCTTATATGTTTGGAGATAACACCATACACTCGTTTGTGGTTGGTGGATTGAATGATGGCAAGCTGAGGGTCAGAAAGTGGGTTATGCCCGAAATGACTCCAGAGAGATTTGAAGACAGAGATATCAAAAAGTCTCAAGAGTGTTTGATTGTAAAGAAGGAAATATTGAATGGCGAAAAACTACAAACACATAACAAAAGACCAAGAGTGTAATGCGGCACAATATATAGCCGAGTTTGTCTGCTTGAGAAAGGCAGAAAAAGAAAATGTAGGCAGACCAGCCTATGCTCTATGGAACACTAAAAGCTGGAAAAGATATTACCAGTACCAAGTAGGATATGCCTACAAACTTCTGAAAGAATTTAGTGACCAAGCTATACTACGAGCTTTGAAATCAAGTGCGGGAAGCTGGATGTATTCTTTGAATATGAAAAAACTTAAACCGCTAATAAAAAACGAGCAGAAAAAAATAGATGAAGCTCCAGAACCAAAGCAGGTAGAATATACAGATAACACGCGGTCAAAGCCGCAAAAACGATTCAATAATAATAAAAATATTAGCTTGAGGGATTTAGATGGCTAAGAAGAAAGAACTATCAATATTTGACACTCTCGTTAAAAAATATGGCGAAGAGGTAGTAAAGACAGGTAGAGAAGTTTTTGAGGAGATGAAGGATAGGGTCGTCATACCTGTCAGTCCTTGTCTCGACTACGCCTTGGGTGGTGGTATACAGGAAGGCAGTTGGGTTCAAATGATTGGCGATCCCAAAAGTGGCAAAACCACTACCGCCTTACAGATAGCTGCAAATGCTCAAAAAGAAAAGTACGGAGCAAGAGATATTTGGTATGTAAATGTTGAAGGCAGGCTGAACAGAAAAAACCTAGAGGGTATTGAGGGGCTTGATGTAGATAGAATAAATATCTTTGAATCACCAAATGAAACACTTAGCGCAGAGAAGTATCTTGGTGGTATTGAGAGAATAGTTAAAGAGTGTCCCGGATCTGTAATCATCATTGACTCTGTGTCCTCAATGATAGCACAGAAAGACTTAGACGAAGAGGTTCGAGGAGACTATAGGCCCGGACTACAAAAGATACTCTCAAACTTTACAAAGAAGATGGCCGGTGTAGTACCAAAACAAAAAGCAATCATAATAATGATTACCCACTACATATCGAATGTCTCTGGTTATGGTAAAAAGAAAGTAGCTGACGGCGGTGTAAAAATACAATACCAAGCTGATACCATACTTGAAATAGCTAGAGTCCAACCTTGGAAGGTAGATGACAAGGCAGACTCACAGCAGATCGGTCAATGCGTTAGCTGGAAGGTTGTTACATCTTCTGCTGGCGGTTTCACTGGTGGTGGAGCTATTAGCTGGCTTCGTTACGGCACTGGTCTGGACAAGAAGCAGGAGCTTTTCTCTCAAGCGGTTGACTTTGATATGATCGAGCAGGCTGGAGCTTGGTACACATGTAACTTTGCCCTTGAAAATATTGAAGACGTTACTGACATCGTTGAAGCTAACAATGTCGCTTTAGACGACACAGAAGCCTTGGTCAAGTTATTTAAGTTTCAGGGACAGGCAAGGCTTCTTCAGTTTATGGATGAAAATCCTTCGTTGTGGGATATCCTCGATAAGACAATGAGGGAGATACTCTATTGAGAGCTGTTGGTTTTGATGGCGTAGAGAGGCATTGGAAGCTAAATAAGTGTACAGTGCTTGGCGACGATACTCGCCCAAGATCAAATTTGCACTTAACCGCAAGAAAATTGTTGAAGGAGCTTTTTCCGTATGATACAATCCTTGAGGAGGTTCCACTTCCCGGCTCAAATAAGCCGTCAAGACCCTCAAAGCTTTTCGCAGACTTCTTCGTTCCAGCCTACAATCTGATAGTTGAAGTTCACGGCAGACAACACTTTGAATTTGTAAGTTTTTTCCATAAGTCAAAAGCAGAGTTTCTTAAATCCAGAGCTAGAGACAAAGACAAAAAAAGATGGTGCGAACTTAACTCTATTGTATTTGTGGAATTGAAGTATTCGGAAGATAAAGATGAGTGGAAGCAAACAATTATTGAACAGCTCTGACATAGACGGGCTTCTGGAATATCTAGAAGAATATTCAGCATCTAAATCTCTAGTAACCGCATCTGTCAATCCGCAAGTCGAGAGCATTATAAATTTATCAGAAGAAGAACTCAAAAGCCTTAACCAAGAAGAATGTCTGTTCAAAGCATTTATCCTGTCTGGCTACTGCGGTTACGTCCAAAAAATAGAAAACAAACATAAGGCTAAACTCAACTGGTGTCAAAACTTGATGTACAAACTGGTTGTAGATAATGAAGACCTATTTAGTAAATACATGAAATGGGATCAAAAATTACATGTACTAGCTGCCAACGACGAATTTGCCAACACCGTCATGCAAGCAAAACTTCAGGCGGAATCAAATACAATTTGGCTAGAGAACAAAGTTAGAGACTTGCGAAAGCAAGTTGATGTTTTATTAGAATTAGGAAGGAGAAGGTTTTAATGACTCCTTTACAAAGAATCAAGGAAGGTATTATCAACAATGATATGGAGCAAGTTATTCAAGGGTATGCTGAACTCACAGGAGAAGAAGTCGCAATCTCAACAGGAGGAGATGAAACTCAAACAGAAGAAGTGTCAGAACCACAAGTGTCAGAGCCAAAAGCACGGATGCCCAAATCAGCAACAGAAGACTTCTCAATAACACACAACGAAAACTCTACGACTGGCAAATACGCCAAGCATCAGTCAATTTCTGCTGGAGAAAATACTTTTGTAGATGACGGAGTTGAACATAAAGACATTTCTACACCAGATGTTGGCAGGATCAAAAGAAGACCTCCGGTTGAGATGGTCGATGTAAAATGCCATGTCTGTGGAAAATCTGAACAGATAAATCCCATCTACAAGTCTGGAGAGTTTTATAGATGTAGTAGATGTGTGGGAGGCTAGCTGGTGGAAATAAAAAACACAGAAACTGAAAGAGCTGTCTTAGCATCTATGGTTAGATACGGTAAGGATGCTTTTGTAGATGCTGACCCTTTCATAAATGAAAAGTGCTTCACTAACGATGCTAATAAAGTTCTTTACGCCTGCCTAAAAAAAGTCTTTGAAACATCTGATACAGTTGATACTGTTGTGCTTAATTCTGCTGCCGAGCAGCTTGATATAACGCGGATGTACGAGAGAGAAATCTCTGATGAGTTTCTAAAAGAACTGTCCAATGTTGACATACAACTAGAAAATGTTGTCAACCAAAGCAAAAAATTGCTAAAACTGGACACGATGCGGACATACAAAAGGACAGCAACTGAAATAATAAACGATCTTGGAAAATATACCGGCGACGAAGAGATGAATGAAATCATCTCGATGGTTGAAGGTAAAATATTTGATGTGACACTCTTAGGCTCAAACCCTATCGCTGATGAGCCAACCGCCTTTGGTGATGGTGTTGGAGACTGGATTGAGCATGTAAAAGAGAACCCATGCGAGATGGTTGGCATAAGCAGTGGTTTTCCTAGATATGATGCTGCAATAGGAGGTGGTTTCAGAAGAGGTGCCGTTGATTTAATTGGCGCTGCTGAAAAGACTGGTAAAAGTATGCTTGCCTTGAATATGGGCGCTCACATAGCTGGTAATTTAGACATACCAGTTCTTTATGTAGACACAGAAATGTCCGAAGAAGAACACTACGCCAGACTCACCGCAAAACTTTCAAAAATACCAACTACCGACATAGAGACTGGAAAATTTTTAGATGTTGTGGGCGGAGAAGATCGTGTTGATGTAGCAATCAATGAAATCAAAGAAATGCCAATCTCGCACATAGGTGTGGGAGGTATGAAGTTTGATGAAACACTCTCGGTTATAAGAAGGTGGATAGTCAGGAATGTTGGTACAGAAGGCGGTGTTGCAAAAGACTGCTTTGTAATTTATGACTACCTTAAAATAATGGACACTACAGCCATATCGGAATACAACCAAGAGTATCAAGAGCTAACAAAAAATGCTAAAAAACTAAAAGACTTTGCTGGCGAAATGGGAGTGCCTGTACTAACCTTCTGTCAGCTAAATAAGGATGGAGAGACTAAGGAAACAACTTCCGTTCTCGCAGGCACTAAAAGACTCTCTTGGACTGCTACAAGCATCACACTCTTCAAAGACAAGACTATAGACGAGATAGCAAGCACTGAAGAAGATGCTGGAAATAAAAAATTAGTACCTCTTAAAAGTAGGTTTGGACAAGGCTGGTCATCTAGCGACTATATCAATGTCATAATGACTGGCGAGATTGGAACTGTTGAAGAAGGTCTTCTTTTCTCGGAAGCCAGAAAAGAGAACCAACTAAAGACAGACGGATTTATTGTTGACGAAAGCAAAGATGTTGAAGACAAACCATTCTAAAGCGAATAACAAAACGTTTCTAAAACCACAAGAAATAAAAGCCTTAAACAGCTTGGTGATGGACAACCTGCCGTTGTTTCTAGATCACTTTGGAATCTCCTACAGAGAAAGTGACAATTACTACATGATGCCATGTCCAGTTCATGGCGGCGGCGCTAACGCTTGTTCATGTGTAGTTACAAAGCATGGCGAATGGAGAGGCGCTTGGGCTTGCAAAGCTAGAGGTTGTGAAAAGGTTTTTCAAAGAACTACTATAGGTCTGATACGTGGAATACTTAGTTTTCCTGATTGGCTTGAAGATGAAAAGCTTTATCACTTTGGTGAGACTTTGGATTTTTGCAAAAAGATGTTGCAGGTTTCCGACTTAGACATAGCCGAAAGAAAGAAAATCCTTCCTGACCTCGAAAAGAAATATGCTAAACAGCAGGTAGTGCAGAACAATGTTGGTAAATACAGCAGAAGACAGATGCGAGCAAAACTGCAAATACCATCTACCTACTTTCTTAAACGCGGATTCTCAAAAGAAGTTCTCAATGAGTTTGACGTTGGCGAGTGTATGATAAGAAAAGACCCGATGTTCAGTAGGGCTGTAGCTCCTGTTTACAACGAGAATACAGAATATGTCGGTGAAGTCGGAAGAATGACTAGAGAAAACAGCTCCTATTCAAAATGGAGAAACAGTGCCGGATTCCGCAAAAGTTTATATTTATACGGTCTCTGGGTGGCTTCAGAGCATATATTTAAGAGTAAGAGCATTGTTTTGGTGGAAGGTCAGGGCGATGTTTGGAAGCTACACATGGCTGGTATAAAAAATGCCGTTGGAATGTTTGGTTCTAGTTTGAGCGAAGCGCAGTTGAGATTGATACAAACTACAACAGCAAGAAATGTTATAATATTAACTGACAATGACGAGGCTGGCAAAAAGGCTAAGCAAGAGATCACTGAAAAGTGTAGCAATCTTTTTAATGTTTATGCTCCCAGTTTTTCCGGCAGTGACATTGGTGATATGCCCGTGTCTAAAATATTAGAAGAAATAAAACCACAAATTGAGGCGATGACAAATGGTTAGAATTATTGGTTTTTCTGGAGCTAAACAAAGCGGGAAGACAACTTGCAGTAACTTCTTGCATGGATATCAGCTCAGTGTCAATGGCATCATTGAAAAATTTATGATGAATGAGGACACTGGCGAGCTTCTTGTAAATACCACAGTCCTAGACGAGAGAGGAAATGAGCAAGATTCTCTAGGCGTTTTGGACATGGAAAGAAAAGACGAAGAATTCATAGGTTACTCATCGCAAAATATATGGCCTTATGTTAGATCTTTTAGCTTTGCAGACCCCTTGAAGATTATTGCTATACAGCTCTTTGGTCTCTCTGAAGAACAATGCTATGGCACAGATGAAGATAAGAACTCTTTGACCAATATAAGAGTCCAAGATATGTCTAGATTAATTTCTGGGCCAGATCAGACAGAGCTAGTAAAAATAACAGCGGCAGAAGCTCACTTAACAGCAAGAGAGTTTTTACAGTATTTTGGCACTGACGTTTGCCGCAGGCTAAGAAAAGACGTTTGGGTTTCTGCTTGCATAAACAGAATAGTAGATAGCGGAACTGAAATGGCAATAGTACCAGATATTAGATTCCCAAATGAAGTAAAAGCTATACAAAAGGCTGGAGGAAAAGTTATAAGACTTACCAGAAAGCCACACGAAGATGCTCACAATAGCGAGACAGCTCTTGATGATTATGAAAAATTTGATGCCGTAATTGACAACAAGGATAAGGGTATCGACGAAACGAATAGAGAACTGCTCAAGGTCATGAAAGAATGGGGATGGATAGATCCAAAAATTAAATGATAGTTTGTTACCACAGAAGCAGTAGTCTTGGAACTCTAGACTTTTGCGAACAGAAATACTTCCTACAATACAACCTTTCTTACAGAGATAAGACCAACAAGAAAGCGTTGATGGGTACTGTCACTCACAAGGTTATGCAGACCTTGGGGGATAAATGTCTCGCAATGAAAAATGGTGAGACTGAAGTGGTGGATGACGAGCTTGGGACTATCAGCTTCGATCAGTGCGATGACCTTTCGTATATAAATGATTTGGCATTTGACTATTACACTAAAAACTTTCCAGAAGTAGATCTTGGCGAATCTGAAAAAAGAACCTGCTTGAAATGGGCAGAGAAAGCGGTAGCTTACCAAGACGGACTGCTAGACCCAAGAAATCAAGATGTCTTTGCAACTGAGCTGTTCTTTGATATCGAGATTGATAAGCCTTGGGCTAAATACAACTACAAGGTAGGAAGAAAGACTATAAAAGGAAACCTTGCGATAAAAGGAACGGTTGACCTCATTGTTCAGCAAGGCGACAACTACTTTGAAATACTAGACTATAAAACTGGAAAGAGAATCAACTGGGCTACTGGCGAAGAAAAGACCCTAGAAAAACTACAGAAAGACACACAGTTATTACTGTACTACTATGCTCTTAAAAATATGTTTCCAGATTACGAATTCTCGGTAAGCATTTATTACATTAACGACGGTGGTTTATTCTCAATGGTATTCGACGAAGACGACTACAAAAAAGCTGAGGATATTTTAAGAAAGAAGTTTGAACGGATAAAGAGGACGCAAAACCCTAAGCTTTTATCTAATGACAATTCTCATTGGAAGTGTAGGAAGCTTTGTAAGTTTAGCCAGCCTCACAAACCCGGATCTAAGAAGAGTGTATGCCAACATATTAGAGATGAAATAAGGCTCAAGGGCATACCAAAAGTTGTTGAAAAATACGGAAATATTGATAAGCTTTCTGCCTACGGTGACGGCGGTGGAAGGTTAGCAGAAGATACTAAAAAATAATGAATTGGACACCACTACATCTTCATAGTCATTACAGCCTTTTAGATGGACTTTCTAAGCCGAAACAAATAGCATCCAGATGTCAAGAACTTGGATTCACTTCTTGCGCATTGACAGATCACGGAACTATATCTGGAGCTGTTTCCTTCTCAAAGTCTTGCAGGTCTAAAAATATAAAACCCATACTTGGATGTGAGTTTTATCTAAGCCAAGATGCTAAGATCAAATCCCCAGAAAATAGAACCCTTAGTCATCTATGCGTTCTTTCTAAAAACAAAAAGGGTTGGCATAAGTTAATCGAAGCTGTTTCTAGAAGTAACGATGAAGACCTGTTCTACTACAAACCTAGAATAGATTTGCAGACTCTTGGCGAATATGCGGATGGCAACTTGATTGCGTTTAGCGGCCATCTTGGAAGCGACATGGCTAACGCAATATTCACAGACTATAAGTCTGCTTACAATCAAGACACAGAGGAGGACGTAAAGAAGTTTATAGATCCAAATTGGGTGGAGAATGTCACGAAGACGGCCTACACCTATATGGATGTTTTTGGTAAAGACAACTTCTTGATAGAAGTTCAATGTATTGACCAAGATAATTCTCCTGCCGCCATGCTCGTAGCTAAAGGTATGAGGTATATCGCCAAAAAGCTCAAGATACCAACTGTTGCTACAGCAGACTCTCATTACCCAACCAAGCAAGATTCTGGAGATCACATGCTTTTATTGTGTTCCTCTATGAAGACAACGCTTAGAAAAATCAGGAATAAGATCAACAACAATGAAGAAGTTGGCTTTTCTGGTTTTATGAAATCAAGCAACTTCCACATACCCTCTCTCGAAGAAATACAAGCCATTCATACAGAGGCTGAGATAGCCAACTCCATGCTTGTGTCTGATATGTGTGAAGATTACGACATACTTGGTAAGCCTATGCTTCCAGAGTTTAAATGTCCAGAAGAATACAATGAAGAACAATATCTAAGAGAGCTTTGTAGGCAGGGATGGTCTAAGCTACTGAAAACATCTGGCAAGGTAAATTTAGAAGAAGCAAAAGCACTATATGCAGACAGGGTGCAAAAAGAACTAAAAGTTATCAGTGATGCTAAACTATCAGGTTATTTTCTTATAGTTAGAGATATAGTAAATAACGTGAGATCTAATGGCTGGATTCCGGGTCCGGGAAGAGGCTCCGCAGCAGGATGCTTGATTTCTTATCTAGTTGGAATAACACATGTCGATCCCATTGAATATGGATTAATTTTTGAGCGATTCTATAACTCTGGAAGAAATACAAAAGACCATGTCTCACTGCCTGATATAGACATAGACGTACCAGCTTCAAAAAGAGACGAAGTGATAGACTATATTAGGGGAAAGTATGGACATTCTAAAGTTAGCCAGATGGTTACTTTTGGTAGACTTCAAGGTCGCAGCGCTCTAAAAGAAGTCTTAAGAATGAACGAGGCTTGCGGCTTTGACGAGATGAATTCAATAACAAAAAGCCTGCCGCCAGAACAAGAAATATCTGACCAACTTGCTTCCATGGATTCGCCGTCTGTTATACAATGGACACTCATGAACCAACCAGACTCTCTCAGAGACTATTGTAGGTTGAATGATGACGGCTCGCTGGAGGGCGATTATTCAAAACTCTTCGAGCAAGCAATGCGTCTTGAGGGTACATTTAAGTCTCAAGGTAAGCACGCAGCTGGAGTTGTGATTTCCTCAAACAATCTCAACGAGGTTTGCCCAATGGTTAGAGACAAAACAAATACAGACAAGATAGCCGGATTAGAAATGAACGATCTGGAATCTATGGGACACGTTAAGTTTGATGTGCTTGGTATATCACTACTAGACAAAGTAATGGGAATAAGAGATGATCTCGAACAAGAAGACAGTTAGACAAAGAGCGTGCATAGCTATATCCTCCAAGGGGTACTATGACTTTAGATCTCTTTCGATATCAGCGATACAGCAATTTTACAAGACATACAATAAGAAACATGTGTATCAAGTACACTGCACTCACCCAAAAGCTCTTGTGAAGTCTGGAAACAAAAAAGTTCCATTCAGCAAGTTTTATGAAAACTTAGGTGAAGCTTTAGACGAGTTTATGAAAATAAGAAGGAAGATAAGATGAATTACAGAGATATAATTGTATTTGACTTTGAAACAGGCTCTAGAAATCCATACAAGACACAGCCTACTCAGATAGCTGCTGTAGCTATACATGGTAGAAAGCTGACTATACAACCCGGTGGATATTTTAATAGTGAAATAAGGCCGATACTTGATGATGACAAAGCAATTGAAATGGGTCTTGATCCTTTAGAAGATGAAGCGCTAGCTATAACTAGAAAGAATAGAGAGGACTTAGCAAAAGCTCCTCTACCCAAAACTGTATGGAAAAAGTTTTCAGACTTTGTAAACAAGTACAACTTCAAGAAGACTAATTACTACGCACCACTCGCTGCTGGGTACAATATTATTGGTTTTGATATGCCTATTGTTGACCGAATGTGTGAGCAATACGGCCCTAAACATAACAAGACTGGCAGACAGGGTTTGTTCAACCCGATACACAAGCTAGATCTAATGCACACCGTGTGGATGTGGATGGAAAACAATCCTGATGTAAAGTCCTTGAGCATGGACTCTATGAGGGATCTTCTGGGTATGGATAAAACTAATGCTCACGACGCTTTGCAGGATGTCAAAGACACCGCCAATCTATTGATAGCATTTATGAAAATGCACAGAAAATTTGCACCTAATGTAAACTTTGAGAAAGCATATGCAGATGGAAACATCCACCTTTGATGCAGAAAATTTGTCCTTTGACGACCAAGATACTTGGGATCTAATATCTAGTGGCAGGACGAAAGGCGTATTCCAGCTAGAAAGTAGCTTGGGTAAAAGTTGGGCTAAAAGAGTAAAGCCTAACAACATAGAAGAGCTTTCTGATCTTATAGCTATTATTAGGCCCGGATGTCTAAAAGCCATCGTTGATGGTAAAACTATGACGCAGCATTATGTAGACAGGAAAAATGAAAAAGAATCTGTCACATACATACACCCATCCCTTGAGCCGATACTTAAAAAGACTCAAGGGGTATTAGTTTACCAAGAGCAGTCCATGCAGATAGCGCAGCAACTGGCTGGGTTTACACTAGAGGACGCAGACAATCTTAGGAAAGCTATCGGTAAGAAAAAAGCTGATCTGATGGCAAAAGTCAAAGACGACTTTATAAAAGGTGCTGAAGAACAAAAGATAGTTGATAAAGAGACCGCTGAAGAAATATTTAGCTGGATTGAAAAATCAAGTCGCTATGCGTTTAATAAATCTCATTCTGTAAGCTACGCAATCTGTAGCTACTGGAGCGCTTACGCAAAATCCCACTACCCACTGGAGTTCTACTCAAACTATCTTAAACATTCAGGCGGAAAACCAGACCCTCAAAGAGAAGTCAAGGAACTTGTGGTTGACGCTAAGTCCAATGATATCAATGTCCATCCTCCCTCATTAAAATACATGAACAAGGAAACCGTAGTAAAGGATGGCAAAATTTACTTTGGACTTACTAATGTCAAGTCACTAGGAGAGAGGGCTATCAATTCGATAGTTGATAAGCTACCTGAAAATGCACACGAAATGTCTTGGTATGAATTCCTAATAGAGACTTGCGGAGAGTTGAACAAAACATACGTACAGGCAATGATAGAGTCTGGTGTAGTATCCATAATGGGTGTATCTAGACAAAAGATGAAGTATGAATTTACTACTGTGCAAGAGCTTTCTAAAAAAGAGCAGGAATGGGTTAAAGAAAACTACAAAGACTACGAATCTCTAATACCTCTGTTAAAAAGTCTGGCAAGACCCAAAAAAGAAGGTGGTGGAGTGGCAAACAAAAATAGGCTTGAGATGGTTATGTCTCTGGTTGACATGCTAGAAAACCCACCAATGTCTCTCGACGACGACCCAAACTGGATAATACAGACGGAAACAAACTACTACGGCACGCCTTTAACCTTTTCCGAAATTGACACTTACGACACAAGCAGATCAGATACGACCTGCAAAGACATCATCAACGGAAAAATTGGCACTGTAAAAATTGCTGCCACTATAGTTGAGTACAATAAATATGTGCCGACAAAAGGGAAGGCAGCAGGAAAAGAGATGGTGTTCATGCAAGTAGAAGATGGTACAGGCTCTATAGAGAATGTAACAATGTTTAACGAATGTTGGTTAAAATACAAAAATATTACATATATTGGAAATAATATACTTTTAGTTGGAAAAGCCTCTTCTGGCGACAGGGCTGGCATAATAGTTGATGAAATGTATGAACTTTAGTTGCAATAAAACATTCGTAGAAGTATATTATTAATACAAGACTTAGCGAGGAGCATTATGAACACTATTTCAAATTATTGCAGATTCATCGGAAGACTCACACAAGACCCAGAGCTTGTCAAGGTAGATAACACACAGCTTTGCAAGTTTACTCTAGCTGTTACTGAGTATCGTAAAGAAAAGATTTCTGATGGTGAATATAAGAAAAAGAAAAGCGTTAACTATTTTGACTTCGAGGCTTGGGATACGGGAGCTTCTACTTTAAATAAATATTGCAAGAAGGGCGATATAGTAGACGTAGTAACTTCAGCAAGAAATAACAGCTGGACTGACAAAAGCGGGAACAAAAAGTTTAAGACTAGATTCCGAGTTAAAGAGTTTAAGCTTTTTAATACAGACTATTCTAATGTTTCAGATGATGCCAGTTCAGGTAACAAACTGTCTGAAACATTAGATGCAAAATAAAAACCAAAAAGATATAGATATTACAGAGCTTGAAGAACATCTTGTCCAAGAGAACTATGGGCTAGTTGTTAGTCAAGCTCTTTATTTTCTTTCTGAAGGTCACAGCTTAGACGACATGATACAGGCCGGATTAATCGGTCTGTTAAAAGCAATAAGAACGCATGATGAAGAAAAGTCTAAATTTTCAACTTATGCTAGCGTTTGTATAAAAAATCAAATACTAAAGCTAAAGACTAAGAATAAAAAAAGTCATCTTGTATTTGACAGCTCTTTGTTAGCAAAAACCGAAAAAGTTAAGTACTATATAAAAGAGAGCTTTTTTGATTATGTTCCAGATGGCCTTACTCAAGAACAAACGTTCATAATTAGATTAAAATTAGAAAACTACACATCCAAAGAGATATGTGACTTTCTAGGTTGTACCAAGTCTGTTCTAGCGAATAAACTTGATGATATATTTGACAGGATAAGAGAAGCCAATCTATGAGAAAAAAAAGAATACTTTTTTGTGGTGAAGCTACGTATCTCAATACGGGTTATGCGACCTATGGTAGAGAAGTTCTTAGGAGACTCCATCAAACTGAAAAATACGAATTAGCTGAATTTGCTAGTTATGGACTTTTAAAGGACGCTATAAGTGCTGGCACTCCTTGGAAATTCTATCAAAACATGCCTGACCAATCAGACAAGGCTCAGGTAGATGAATACAATTCAATTCCTACAAATCAATTTGGCGAGTGGAGATTTGAACAAGTATTGCTAGATTTCAAACCAGATATCGTTTTCGATATACGAGATTTCTGGATGCTTGACTACCAACAAAGATCTCCTTACAGAGACCTATTTCATTGGGTCATTATGCCAACTGTAGATGCAGCTCCGCAAAACGAACAGTGGCTTTCAACATTTGCTAATGCCGACGGTGTTTTTAATTATTCTGATTGGGGTCACGAGGTTCTTGAAAATGAGTCCAGAGGAGCTATAAGATGCTTAGGTTCAGCTCCGCCCTCTGCTAATGAGGCTTACAAGCCCGTAGAAAATAAATTCAAACATAAAGAAATGATGGGATTTGATGGCAATAGTAAAGTCATTGGAACCATAATGCGTAATCAGCGAAGGAAGTTGTTTCCTGACCTGTTCGAGGCGTTTGGTAAGTATTTAAGAAATAGTGGTCACAAGGACGTATATCTATATTGCCACACTAGCTATCCTGATATTGGATGGGATATACCTAAACTACTTAACGAAAACGGCATAGCATCAAAAGTTTTATTCACTTACGTCTGCGGTGACTGCAAACACGCATTTCCGACATTTTTCGCAGACGCTAAGACAAAATGCCCCAAGTGTGGAGGGCAAAACGCTGTTCTTTCTAGTGTAAAAAATGGAGTTAGTTATGAGTTCCTAGCCGCTGTTATGAACTGTTTTGATCTTTATGTCCAGTACGCTAACAGCGAAGGGTTTGGTTTACCACAGGTAGAAGCCGCTGCATGTGGAGTTCCCGTCATGAGCGTAGATTACTCAGCCATGAGTAGTGTAGTCAGAAAGCTAGGAGGCACTCCATTAAAACCTAAAGCGCTTTACAGAGAAATGGAAACAGGATGCTACAGAGCAGTACCTGATAACGACTTGACTGCTGAAGAGCTTGAAAACTTTTTCAACCTGTCAGAAGCCGAGAGAGAAATGCTTTCCAAAAATTGTAGACTCAACTTTGAAAAGTATTATCAGTGGGACAAAACAGCTAAAAAGTGGGAAGACTACTTTGATTCTGTAGAGATAAGGCCAGAAGAGGAAACTTGGCTATCACCACCAAGACTTCACACGCCAGATAGGGACATTCCGACATATCTTTCCGTTAAAGATTATGTGCAATGGATAATAATTAGCGTCCTTGGAGAACCTGAAAAGCTCAACACTTACTTTGAATCAAGAATGATTAGGGATCTCAATTATGGAATGTATTTAGAAGGCACTGGAGACATGTACTTAAATGAGGACTCTTTCAAATTTGTGAAACCTGACTACCAGCCTTTTGACAAAGAGATAGCCTACAATCTTGCGGCTAACTTGTGCGAAAGAAGAAACTACTGGGAAAGAAAACGCAAGGAAAGAATTCAATGAAAGTCTTATATATAGGTTGCTACAGGGATGGGACTGGCTGGGCGCAAGCCGCTATAGACTACATATTAGCTATGGATAGTGCTGGCATTGATGTTGTCCCAAGACCGCTAAAGCTCAACGGAAACAATCCAACAATACCTAAAAAGCTACTACAGCTTGAAGCCAAAGATAGTAGAGGTGCAGAGGTGTGCATCCAACACACACTACCACACCTTATGGAATACAGTGGAGAATTTAAAAAGAACATAGCTCTTTACGCTAGCGAAACCAGCAACTTCAACTCTTCTAGCTGGGCTAGAAAAATAAACATGATGGATGAGGCTTGGGTAATCAACAATCAAATGGTAGATGCGGCCAAAGAGAGCGGTGTTAACATACCAATAAAGGTTGTTCCTCATGCAACTAGCTTTTCTAAGTTTGAGCGAGACTACGAAGCGGTTGATATACCAAATTCCAAAGACAATTTTATATTTTACTTTGTCGGAGAATTGAATAAGAGAAAAAACATGGAAGCTTTCATAAGAGCTTTCCATATGGAATTCGGGAAGAATGAACCCGTCTCCATTCTGATAAAGTCAAACAGATACTCCATGTCTCCTGACCAATGCGCTGCGGAAATTAAGGATATTTGCGATCAAGTTAAAACTGGCATAAAAAAATACGCAAGCATAGACGACTACAAAGAAGACTTGATAATTACAGACAATCTTTACGAAGACGACCTGTATGCTTTGCATAAAAGCTGTGACTGTTTAGTAATGCCAAGTTATGGTGAGGCTTGGTCTATACCCGCTTTTGATGCTATGGGATTTGGGAACACTCCAATATGCTCAAACACTGGAGGCATGGCTGATTACATTCAAAATGCTGGTATTCTTGTTGAAGGAAGATGGGAACCTGTCTATGGAATGACAAATACCTTTGAAGATCTTTTTACAAGCGATGAGGATTGGTATTCGATTGATGTAAACCAATTAAGAAAAGCTATGAGAAAAGTCTTTGAGATGTATAAAGCTGGAGACAAAGAGTACGTATCAATGAAGAGTGAGGGAATAAAAAGAGCAAAAGAATATTCCCATGAAAACATAGGCAAGCTCATAAAGGATATTTTGAATGACTAACGCTGTATCCTCCATAATTAGAGCCTCTACTAGGAAATATGTGGAGCCTCTAAACATACTAACATTTCCCACTCATGAGAGATATGAAACTCTTTTGGCAAGAACTGGTCACAATTTCTATGCGTACAGAGCTGAAGGTATCAAAGAATGGAATCACACATACGCAAAACTACCAGAAAATTATACCTTGCTAGATAAAAATCTAGGAGATAGGCAGATACCGCTGAACCTAGACTTTGACCTCATCCTCTCACAAAATAAATTTGGGCAATTTCAATTAGCAGAGTCTTTAGCCAGAAGACTGCATCTTCCATTAGTAAGCTTAGAACATACACTTCCGATGCCTGAATGGGGAATAGATGTACTACAAAAAACTTACAACATGAGAGGCGTCAAAAACGTTTTTATATCTGGCTATAGCATAAAAGAATGGAGATGGCTTCCAGACGGTAAAGATACCGTTGTTATCAAGCACGGTGTTGATGCTGAAAAATTCTCCTACGGAACTGGAGAGAGGGAAAATAATATCCTGTCTGTAGTAAATGACTGGATAAATAGAGATTGGTGTTGTGGATTTCATCTATGGAGAGATGTTATACAAGGTTTGCCATACAAGGTTATAGGTGACACTCCGGGACTTTCTGAACCGGCTTCTTCTACAGAGGAGCTGGTTGCTGGCTATCAAAACTCTAGGATATTTCTTAACACCTCTACGATATCACCAGTCCCTACAGCGCTTCTTGAAGCTATGTCTTGTGGATGTGCCGTAGTTAGTACCGCTACGTGTATGATACCAGAGGTTATAGATCACGGAGTGAATGGGTTCATTAGTAATGATCCTAATGAATTAAAACAGCATTTGGTAGATTTGCTGAACGACGAAGAATTAGCAAAAGAGATGGGCCTCAAGGCTCGGCAAACAATAGAACAAAAATTTTCCGAGAAAAAGTTTATCGACTCTTGGAATGAAATATTTAAAGAAGCAGCTAATACGACATATAGAGGTTGAGATGAAGATAAATATAACAATTGGTGGATCAGGATATAAGTCTGGCTTTGTCAATATAGACCCTACTCTACAAAGAATGGGTGAGGAAGTCATACTTGAAAATGCAAATGAAGAACAAACAAATGTTATCAAAGCTGACATTAGAAATCTTTCTGAAGTATCACAAGAAAATGAATGTACAGAAATTTGTGCTACTGACATTTTAGATTATTTGCAATTTGAGGAGTCTAAGACAGTGGTTTCCCATTGGGTTTCTAGACTTAGACATGGTGGTAAAATAGCAATCGGAGGAACAGACATAGAAGAGGTCTGTAGGATATTTAAAAATGGCAAGATAACAACCGAAGATTTCAATCAGGTTGTACATGGAACTTTTGAAAAGCCTTGGAGCGTTAAACTTAGCCATAGAAAAATAGAAGATTTGATAGGCTTGCTCCAAGCAAACGGTATCAAAATTACAAAGAAAAGAATCGAAGGTATAAATATGATTGTGGAAGGAGAACGACCATGAGTGACAATTTAGGAAACGAACTAACAACTTCCTGCAAGGAGTGCGTGTTTGCTGAGTATGAAGAGAAAACACAAACGGGCTGCAAAACAGGAAGGCTCGATAAATACAGAGAAAAAGGCGTTGACATCATCGAAGCAGAAGACTTGGAAGAGAACGAATTTTTCGTAATAGAGTCTTGGTGCAACCATTACAGAGATAAAGACTGGGCAGAATCCAAAGATATATCAGAAGACCAAGAATCCAATCTTTTAAATAAAATGAGAGAGGAGACAATTCCACCTCTTGGTTTTTTAGTTTTATTCGACAAAGACTCAACCTTAGATGAGCTAAACTCAACTATCGAAGAAATTAAGCTTGTCGAGGATAAAATTAGCTATGTGGTCATCTCAGACTCTTCAGAGGAAGAGTATGAAACGATGGTTGAAAACTGCCAAAAAGCGTTTGGTGAGGAAAGCGATTATGATTGGAAGCTTAGCAAGCTCGTTGAGAAAGACCCCGAAAACCTAAGAAGTATTGACCTTGTCTTCTCACACATAAAAAATGGTTATTACTATGTGCTGAATTCTGGTCAAAAACCTGTAAAGAATATTATACAACTGCTTGATAAAAGAACTAATGAAGAACTAGATCCTGTAGCTTACGTTAAGTTTTCGGATGATGATATTCCATATGCAGCTCAAGCAACTATGCATAAATATCTAAACGGAAACTATGGGATGCCACTTATTGAAAAAATAAAAGGCATACAGAGTGAAGATGGTAGTAAAATTTCTGTTGTTTGGAGCTTAGAA